TGACGAATCCAAGTGGGTATTTGATGAAAATAGCACTGTTTGTTCACTGTGCGGTCAGAAGTTGCCGCAGGATAAGATTGAGTCTCTTAAGGCTGATTTTGAGCAGAAAAAGGCAGATGCCAAGGCACGTGCCACCAAGCAGTTAGAGGATGCACGCAAAGCATTTGATGATGCAAAGGGCGCAAAACTTAAAGGTCTGATTGACAAGGGCAACGCTTGCAAGGCTGATATAGAGCGATTAACAAAGGAAAATACTAAGTTGCAGGAAGATATTACGGCGCTCAAAGAGCAGGAATCAAAGGCATTTGCAGAGCAGAATGAATATGCAAAGCAGTTATCTGAGATCCCGGCAGAAGCTGATTATTCGCAGAATGAAGAGTATGTGAAGCTGAAAACAGAGCATGACAAGATTCTTGCTGATATTGCAAAGCTTGAATCAGAGGGCGCAGACAAGGTTGTTACTGATTTGAAAGCCGAGAAAACCAATCTGCAGGCACAGCTTGATGAAGTGAACAAGGTTATCGCGCAGGCGGCTAACAACATTATGATTGATGATCGTATAGAAACGCTTCATGACGAGCAGAAAGAAATCGGGCAGAAAGTTGCAGACCAGGAACAGATGCTTTACCTCTTGGAAGAGTTTATTCGCTTCAAGCTGAATAAGGTTTCTGAATCCATCAATAGCCATTTCAAGACAGTTAATTTCAAACTCTTTGAAATGCAGTTAAATGGCGGTATGAAAGACTGCTGTGAGTGTACCGTAAATGGTGTACCGTATTCGACCTTGAACAGTGGTCACAGAATTGTAGCCGGACTTGATATTATCCGCTCATTGAGCGAGTTATACGGCGTGAGCGTGCCGATTTTTGTTGATAACGCAGAATCGCTGAATGAGTTCAATGTGCCGGATATGGATGCGCAGTTAATTCTTTTGAGCGTTTCAGAGGACAAGCAGTTGAAAGTCGATGGAGTGTAAATGTCGAGAATAGGAATCGGAAACAACGTCACACAGCCGGATGCACGGTGTATGTCGTGCAAGCGTTGGAAGAGTGCAACTAAGAGAGGATTCTTTGATTTTGCGGAATCCGGACATTGTTCTCTTCCGTATTGTGAAAAAGACGCGAAGAATAAAGGAAAGAGAGGGTTTAGAAGATGAAACAGCAGATTACAGAGGAAATGAAAATCCAGAATGAATGGTACAAAGAAGCGAAAAAACAGACTGTGGAAACACTTCCGGAATTTGTAAGGCATTTAACAGAAGATTATTCGCATGATTATGGAACTATTTGCCACGCAGTTGCAGCAGCAGGAATAGCAGCCATGTGTGCGGTTGACAATTCTCCGACCGGCGGAATTACCGGATTTCAAGCCGGATGCATTATGTGGCAGGTTATTAGAGAATGGAACTTTCAGAACAATAAGACAGGGTTGAAAATTCTTGATTATGACAATCTTCTTTATCCGCAGTATAAAGCTTCTTTTATATCCATAAGTAGTGAAATTTGGGAATCGGTCAAGAAAGAAGCTCAAAACAAAATTGACCAGAATAACGATAAAGTGGAAAAATGGAAGGTTGCTCATGATAAATGGGCTATTGATATGGAGAAGTTTAAAGTGGATGTTGTGGAATGGCAGAAACAGCATCCGGAATACCCGACATATGAGGACAATCCAAAATTCTATGAGCATCTTTGCTTTGGAACCGAGAAAGAATGGGATGAAGAAACCAAGAAACAGGAGAGCGGATTTATGTTTGCTCCAACGGAACCATGCAATCCAAGTGCTAATCCAAATGTTATTGCACATTGGAAATCTATTGTTAATGGAAATGTTCCATTTGGTTTGAAAATTGAGGAGGAATGATAAATGCAGTATATCAAAGCGAAATTTCCAAACAGCACAAGAAGCTACGTGTATCGCACCGAGGATTCTGCGAAAGCCGGTGACACGGTTGTAAATGACAAGGGTGCAAAGCTGACAGTTACAGATGAATCAGTGGATATGGCATGGGTGGAAACCTACGGTGCTGATAAGGTGGCGGTTGTGAAGAAATATGAGGAAAGCGAGGAAAAGCAGTGAAACTTTATTTTTATGGACTTAATTCGGACGGAATCTCCGTCACAGAAGTGGAAGTGATTGAAAAACCAAAGACATATTATCCAGTTGATAAGAAAAGAGGTTTTCCAAATTGCATGAGCTTTGTTAGAAAAGAGGACGAAGGGAAAATTACTGGCTATTATGAAAATATTTTCCTTACAAAGCCGAATTACGATTATGCAAAAGAAAAGTTTAGAGAAGTCGCAGAAAAGGAACTTGAATCGGCAAAAGAAAAGTTTGAAATAGCAGAAAACAAATTAAAAATCATCATGGAAAGCGAGGAAAAATAATTATGGCAGAAAATACGGCAGTATCTACGCAGGGAAAACAGGAAATGAATACACAACTTTCCTATTATACAAACCAGTACATAGGGCTTATGGAGCGTGACTTTGCAGAGCATGGACTTGTACTTAATGATTATTCCAAGCAGTGTGTCATGGCATCTATGAGTGCTATTTACAACCTTGTTACATCTAGCAAAGCCGCCATGAGTAACTTGAATGGATCTAATTTGAGACAGATTATTGGACAGGTATCAAGCCTTCAACTTAATGCCAATGCAGTGCCAAGGGAGTGCTACTTCCAGTTGAGAAGCAAACAGGATGTAAATGGAAATTGGTACAAGGAAGTAGAAATGGGGATCGAAGGAGACGGAAATGATGCACTTCTTCGAAACTTTGGTGTTGATGTTAAAAAGGTATATCCGGTATGGCTTGTGAAAGAAGGTGACGATTTTACATATCCAAAGCATAAAGGAATTGAAGTTACACCGCCGGAATGGGAAGAAAAAGGACTTTCGCAGAAAGTTATCCGTGTTGTTTACCCGGTGGAAATGAAAGATGGGAAAGTTGAATATATGATAGCAGAGCGTGAAAGCGTAAAAGGAAACCTTTTTGCTCATGTTCGCAATAATCTTCTGAATGAGACTTTCGGACTTGTAAAAGGCGGCAAAAAGACACGCTATGATGCAACGGAAACAGAAAAGAAAGCTATCGCAGAAAAGAAAAATGAAATTTTGAAAGAGCTTTTAGCTTGCAAAACTGTTGAAGATATGCTTTCCTGCGAAGTTGCAAGACCATACATGAGTGCCGCATGGCTTGATACATCTGAATCCATGATCGTTCGAAAGATGCGCAATAATGCAATCAAGAAGCATCCAAAAGACCTTAATGCTATTGCAAAACAGTCTCTTATGCAGATAGATGAAACATATCAGCAGACGCAGGAAGAAATTGCAGAGAACGCCAATTCCGAACCGTTTGTCGTAACTGAATCCGAAGCAACCGAAAGTGCAGCAGTTGAGCCGGAGAAAGTAGCCGGAGAAGTCGTTGAGAATGACGAGAATGTACCGGACTTTATGAAAGATTAGGAGGTTGCTATGAGAGTAATTTCGCAGGACGGAACGCTTGATATGCCATATGAAGAGGTGATTATTCAGAGATTCAGGTCAAGAATTTATTTCCTGAACAAAAACTTAATAGGTGTTGAGTCGCTTAATGAAGACATGCAAATTGCTGAATATTCTAAAGAAGAGAAAGCAAAGAAAGCTATGGAAAGGCTTATAGATGCATATATCGGTACGCCTATCGTAATGCAGAATGTTGATGTTTCAGAAGATGTGGCAAGGGAATTTGAAAGATTAAAGAAATGCGGTATTATGGTGCGAACAGAAAATCAGCCGTCAAAAATAGAATGCATTAGCAATGCTATCTTTCAATTTCCGTCAGAGGAAGAATTGGAGTAGCCTATGAAATACTATTGGGTTCGCATCTATGATTACAAGGTAGACGATGAACTGAAAGAGTTTACAGATGATAACGTGTGGGATTCTCAAAAAGGCACTCTTCTTGATGAATATTATCTTTACGGAGAAGATATGTCTCGTAGTGAAGCAAAGGACGAAGTAAAGAAGAAAAGCAGTATTTCAAGGTTTGCAAAGCCAAGAAAAGGTAGCGGAATATATGCTCTGGTTATGGAAAGCAACCAATTCTTCTATGAGCGATTCAATATTGAAGTTGATACAATCTGTTTTAACTGCCATAAGTCGATCAAAGGCAAGCAAAAGGACTTTCCATACATTACGACAGATGGTGGAGAAAAATATTACTTTTGTTCTTATGGTTGCCGAGCTGAAATCAGTAGAAAAATTAATCCATACTACGAGGGAGAATTTCAAACCAGAGAGGGATATGAGAGCAATGGTGGTGTATATGGATATATTTACCATATTTATAACAGAAAGACTAATATGCACTACATAGGACAAACGGTATATATGCCATTCTTCCGGTGGCAGGAACACGTTAAGAGCGGTTTGAAAGGTAATATTACAGACCTTGTATTTGAGACCATTACAGAGGTTCGTGTTAAGTCACAGGAGTATCTAAACAATATTGAAGCATGGTGGATTAGGAAATACATTGATGAATATGGGCGAGACCGTGTTATGAATATTACAATTCCAAAGATAACACTTGAGGACTTGGCAAAGGAATATTCAAAGATAGTTTCGGGACAGTTAAGTATTGAAACGGATGAAAGTGAGGTGGTTTAAATGCTTATGCGATGTTGCGGTTCATCATCGGCAGGCAACAGTTACGCTTTAATCAGCAACAGTGGCGAGATTCTTGCCATTGAAGCCGGATGCAAATTCATGGACTTTAAGAAGATGATTGATTGGCGTATTTCTGATGTTGCAGGATGCATTGTAAGCCATGAACACGGAGACCATGCACGATACATAAAAGATTTCATGAAATCCGGCATTCCGGTTTATACAGCGTTTGAAACGCAGACCGCACTTGAAACCATAACCGGAGAGCGTACAATAGCCATTCCACCGCGCAGAACACGGCAAATCGGCAGTTTTACGGCAACGCCCTTCAATGTACCGCATGACACGGAAATCGAGTGCTACGGCTATTTAATCGAGCATGAGGAAATGGGCAAGCTATTATTCTTGACCGACTTGGAATATTGCAAGTACAACTTTTCCGGTATAAAGGTTGAGCATATCATGGTTGAAGCCAACTACAGCATGGATTTAGTAGACCGGAACGAGCCAAATTACGAACACCGCCTACGAGGGCATATGAGCCTTGATACGGCACTTAAATTTATTCAGACAAACGACAACCCAGCTTTACGAAATGTCGTTTTAATACACTTATCGGACACAAGCGGAGATCCCGCGTTATTCCTACAACGAACGAAAGAAACAATTAAATATGGAGCGAATGTTTATGTTGCAGAAAAAGGGCTAGAGGTTAATATGAACCTTTGTCCGTTCTGAAAGTAGAAAGCATGAAATTATACATTTACAGATTTTGGGGCGATAAATTTTCTTGTAGAGAAGTAGACGTAGAAGAAAAGCCAAAAACGTATATCATTACTGAAGAATCCGAATTTGAATATAAAGGACAGAGAATCCGCAAGGACGAAATTGGTGTGTTAAGCGGTTGCAGCCGGGATAGGGTCATTCTGACGGAGAAAAACAAGAAAAAAGCTGTTGAAATGCTTATTAGCAGGCAGGGCACTATTGTTGAGAGTTGCCGAGCACGTCTTGAATATGAAGAGAAAAAACTTGAGACCATCAAAGCGGAACTTGAAAAAGAATAATTAGGTTGAAACACCTTGGCGAAAGCCTAAAAGAAACTATCTTGTTTGGCGAATAGTTATCACAAACCTTATTGAAAGCCATGTTTTGGCGGTGCGTTTACCGCAGCGCCCTTACAAAAGATTGGAGGTAAAAATTGAAATTATGTGAATACTGTATGGCTGAATTTGAGCCGAAGCGACCAGATCAAAAATACTGTAGACCCAAATGTGCAAGAAGATACGCACAGTTTAAAAATTTTAAAAAGGCTGGAAGAACTGTGTATACAAGAATATGCCCGAAATGTGGCAGGCTGTTTATGACGATAGATGAACGCAAAGTTGATTGCCAAGACTGCATCGGCAATGAAGTTAAAGAACGCTTGAAAAAACCAAAGAAAAAGGACGATGCAATCAAGGCTGTGAATCATATGGCACGCGCTTCCGGCATGAGCTATGGAAAGTTTGTGGCTCAAATGAGCATGAAGCCATTGGAGAGGAAGTGATTGGATGGGATATAAACACGGATTATCAAATAAATGCGGTAGATTGTACCCTCTGTGGAAAAGTATTAAATACCGTTGCTATTGCAAAACTTCTCGAGACTATAAAAATTACGGCGGAAGAGGGATTGTAATGTGTGACGAATGGAAGAATGATTTTCTAAGTTTCCACGATTGGGCGATCGCAAACGGGTACAAAGAAGAAAAGACGGATAAGGGATTGAACATTTTAACCATTGACAGAATTGATGTTAATGGGAATTACGAGCCTAGCAATTGCAGGTTTGTAACAAATGCAGAACAAGCTAAAAACAAAAGAAATAGCATTCCTATAGATGAAAAATTTTTAAAATGTCCTGTTTGCGGAAAGCAATTTGTGAAAAAGAAGAGAAATGGGCAAAAAACATGCAGCAATCACTGCGGAAGGATTCTTTATTACAGAGAGCATCCAAACACAAAAGACTATATGAAAATATGTCCTATTTGCAATAAATCATTTAACGCCAAAAGAGGTGGTCATTACAATGACGCGGTTTATTGCAGTAAAAAATGTAAAGATTTATCGGGTTCGCCTGTTTGGGAGCACAACGGACAAACCCATAGGGTTGTTGAGTGGGCTGAAATAGTAGGTATAAATGCACATTGCTTATTACATAGAAAGGATATGGGTTGGACTATCGAAGAGATATTAACAACGCCATTGAGAGGTAGAAGAAAATGCCGAATGTAAATTACAAGCAGCTATATGCAATAAAAAAGAACAACGAGAAACGGATATTAAGTGTTTGCCCTAGAATGAAAAATCAGAGCGGAATTTATTTCTACACGAGGACTGATGAAAACGGTATATCTTACTTTTATATCGGTCAGAGCGTTGACTGCTTAGA